CGCCTCCTTAATCAGCTGCAGCTGCGCGTCATCCGTCCGCGTCGCGGCCGCAACCAGCTGAGAGGCGGTAACCACCACCTCGAGCGCGTGACCCACAATAAACAACTCCGGCGTCCCACGACCAAAGTCGTGGTGATAGACGCCGACGCACACCAAGTCATAATCCTTGTGATGCTTGCCGTACGGCTGCTGATCGTTAGCGACCGCCTCCGCGAACGCACGAATCGCCGCGGCATCGTTCGGCATCCCGAACAACTGACCCAAGTCCTGCGCCGTCTTATCGCGAACCGCGTACAACCGAGTCATAGCTTACTCCTCTCGAGTGAAAGACGAACTCGCGCCCGCGCAATCGCGTGGGACGCGTCCAACTCCGAAACCGTCAACGTCATCCGCGACTCTCTTCGCTCTCTTTCCAAATCTGCCAAATCAGACTCAGAGGCCGACTCACGCCACGAAGAGTGCAAGAACCGCGGCACAGGCACTTGCCGTCCGTCGAGATAAGCAAATCGTCGCCAAGACATCCGGTGTCGTCTTGCTGCTCCACCGATACCAGGCCGTCGCGACATTTGAAGGAAAGGCGGTTGATAGTCATACAACTCTCCGTCTGAGGAAATCAGATCCTTCACCGGATCCGGCCAGAAGCCGAGCTTCTTCGCACAGTAACCCGCGACATACGAAATCCGCGCCGGATTCACCTTGTCGACGGTTACAAACCCCTTCTGCCAAGACCGCTCTATCGCCTCGCGGTCCTCGGTACCGAACAAAATCGCGTGATAGTGCGGACGTCCACGGTTCTCACCGTACTCTCCGCAGCCGAAATGCCGCACGGAGCGCGACCCGAGCCGCTTGCGCAGCGAACGCACAAACCCGGAATAATCAGCCTTGACGAGCGAAGGGGGGACATAACGAGGGGCATACGTGAGAGTCACAAACGAGCTAACGCGATGCTCAAACTGCTCAAGAGAACAACGCACAGCCCAAGAACGCGCACGGGCCAATTGACAACCCACGCACGAGCCACAGGGCAAAAACAAATGAAACAGAGAAGAAAGAGCCGCATCCGCTCGCTCACCAAAATCTCTAATCTCACGCCCATCAAACACTAAGCGCCCCCCTGCTCGAGGCTTTAACGCCGGGATAGGGAACGCGCAAGGCATCAGAGTCGAATACCTCCGCGCATCGGGTGCGAGAAATTCAGGCGGTGCGCCTTCGCTGCCCGCCCACGAAAAGCACCCGCAGATTTGCCACCGGACCGCTTCATAGAGCCTCCGAGAAGGGGAAAAGTGGTCCCTGACATTCGCCGAGGGACCACTTAGCACATATACGACAAGATAGGTATATGTGCAAGAGAAGGCCCCCCCAAACCATCGGGAGGGCCTTCTAATCGGCCCGCAAACGGGCCTAATCGGGCGTCTGGCGCGCTAACGCTTGCCTAGGCCCCTGAACCCTCGGCACCAGCAGCCGAGGGCTCAGCGGCCTTTTTAGAGGCCGGACGCAACTTCTCGAGAAAAGACTCGAGCGAACCGTCGTGGGCCGCATCAACCAAGCGGTCCCACGAAACAAACTCCCTGCGAATCGGCTCCGGCAACCTCTGCCATTCATCCACCGACTGCTGGACCGCGGCAATCGCGGTCTGCAGATCCAAGCGATAATCCACGCCCACAGGCCGAGACATCGCGTGGAAATTCTCACCGTACACATTCACGACCCGATTCACATCGGTCTGCGGAAACAAATCCTGCCGCGCCTTATCCTCCTCGGGCGGGCACGCAAGGCCCGCCTCTCGAGCGCGAACCGCCATCTCCTCGAAATCGGCCTGACCAATGACACCGACAGGCCGCGGAGGCAAAGGAGCCTCCGACAAAAAATCACGCGAAACACGAACCACAGTTACCTCCGGGGATAGAGCTTGTTCAGCTGCCGACCAATCGGCGACTTCGCGAAATGACTCCTACGACCTTCGGACACCGCGGCCGCAGCGCCGCGCAACTTCGCAGCACCAGTCTCACCCCACGCCGCGATCGCCTCACCAGCATCGCGAGCACGAGACGCAGACGACAGAATCTGAGGCAACAACGCCTCAGCGGCACGCTTGCCGAGATTCGGCATCGAAAACAACTGCAACGCCTTCAACCGCAAATCCAACGGCTGCTCGAGGCGCCGAAAAGAATCCTCGCGACGCAGCGCTCGAGTACGCGCCTCAGACTCGGCAGCCTCGGTACGCGCCTTATCCTCATTCGCATTCGTCGCCTGCGTCTGCGCGGTCGTCAACCGCTTAGTCTCCGCAGCCTGCAACATCTCCGCGGACAACCGCCGCGCATCAGAAGCCGTCGACACCCCGGCACCAATCACATCACCGACCGAACCGCTCGCGCCACTCGGACTCGAGGCAGGTCGGTCGTACGCAAGCGCAGGGTTCAACCCCGCCGCGGCGTAATCCGCGACGGCACGCTGAGCCGACGTAGAACTCATCCGTTCCTGGAACGCCATCTGCTCTCGAGACATCCTCGACGAATCCCGATTCGTCATCGCGGCACCACCAGCGCCAAGCACGCCCGTCACAAGAGGAGCTAGCCACGTCACTAGAACCTCCCGAGCAAGGCAGGCGTCCCAAACGCGGGAACCGCTCGCGTGAAATCCCAATCAACAACGGCATTAATCAAAAACTGCATCCCGTTCGCCGCAGCACCCGCGGCGAGTACTCGCGTCATCGGAGGATTGTCCACCAAGAACGTTTCGCCAAGAACAGGGGCAGCCGTGAACTGCTGCGAGAGATGCCATTGAGGAATGCTGCCCGCAGCTGTCGGACGGAACAAGCCACGAACGTCCGACACACGCTGACGATACTCCTCGTACCGCGGCGTGTACCCAAACACCACATCGTCGTTCGCCGGAACACCCGTCGCATAAATCTCCTTTCGCAGGATCGCCTGCTCGCCCATCCCAGCAAGGGAGGGCCAATAAAAATCGAGCCGCGTCGACCGCGACCAATGCCGACGCACACCCTGCGAATAGGACACCTCGGTCTTCACCGAGCCAATACCAATCAAGTAGCCATGCTCGGTGGCGGCATACGTAATGCCCGCCTGACCGAACGCCGAGGTCGCACCACCAAGCGCACCAAGCGGAACACCCGTCGTCGGGGCCGTCTGCGCAATCGGCGTCGTCGAAATCGGAATCGACCCACCGCCGATAAACTCCGTGCGCTGTAACCGCGCATCGGGAGAAGTCACACCAAAATGCGACTTCATAATCTCCGTATACCGCGTACCGCCTCGAGCATCGCGCTCGAGCAACGCTTGCACCATAAACGACTGGCGCAGCGTATTCACGGTAATACTCGAGAGATCAGCAAACACCTGCGGCACCGCCTCCGGCGTCCCGTTCAACACAACATTCATGTAAAACGGCGCGGTCGGGTCAACCGACAACGTATACGTCGCCGCGCCGGTCGGATTCGCCGTCGTCGGCGTCTGCAACACATTCACCGCACCACCAGCGCCCGTCAGCAACGGAATGCCCAGACCCGTCACCGGGGCCTGCGTACCCAACACAGCCGGCGGCGTAAACTTCTGAGGAGCCGGCAACGCCGCCGTAAACATGTCGTGCGTCTTCGCCCGACGCTTCAGCGGCACATTCGCCTCCGTCGCCAACGTCGACACCGACGTACCCGCCATCGAATTCTCATCACGATACCACTGGTTATAAATCAAGTTGTATCCGCGAAACGGATACACGTTGACCGACAACGGCGCGGCACACTGGCCGACAGTCGGCAACCCGAAGTGATCGCCCACACCACCGACGGCAAACCCATTGCCCGTCGACGTCATCTGCGGAACCGTGAACGCAATCGAATCACCCGGATTGTCCTGCTGGCCCATCAACTTCACCCAGTTGGAATCCACCAGCCGATTCGGGACAAAGAAAAAATGCATGTCGAGGCGCTGCCTCGAGAACAACGGGAACAGCGGCGTCGACGCCCGCACGTAAGCGTGAAAACCAATCCGCACGTGATCGCCGGGCAAAATCTCCTCACACACCATCGGAACGAGATACCCGGCGTCGAACGTGTCCAAAAACTCCGTCTGGTCCTGAAACCGCGCCCGCGGCACATGCGGGGCCTGAATCATCGACTGCGCGGCGGCAGACACCAAGCCGCGCTCGGGCAAATAATACTCGCGAGGCATCACGCCTCCTTAATCAGCTGCAGCTGCGCGTCATCCGTCCGCGTCGCGGCCGCAACCAGCTGAGAGGCGGTAACCACCACCTCGAGCGCGTGACCCACAATAAACAACTCCGGCGTCCCACGA